GTGTCAAAAAAAGAAGAAATCAAGATTATTGATATCAGGATGCAGAGACCAATTATAGCCAGAATGGAAAAAGAAAACATAAACCTGACGTTACAAATGTCAGATAGGGCTACACTAGCTAATGCTACAGTTAGCTTCTTCACCCCAAACAATGTTTCCATATTTTTATCCTCAGCAAAAAAAGAGCTATCAAAATCCAACTCTATATACAAAAGTCTTTTTGGAAAAATAAGCAAGCTTAAGCATAAGAAATTCAAAATATCTGATAAAGACCTACCAAGGCTCTATAATTACTTCGAATCAATTCAAACAGCAATTGTATCTATGTATACTGCAATTGAGTCATTTGCCAATATATGCATACCTCAAGATTATGTATATGAAAAAAACAACGCAAAGGGCATCAAAGAAACCTATACCAAAGAGTTAATTGAGCGATATATACCTACAAGTGAAAAAATAGACAAAATACTACCCTTAATTTTGAACTGTGATTCTCCAAAAGGCACGAAACTATGGCAGGACTTTAAAACACTAGAGTCACTTAGGAATGACATTATCCACCCTAAAACCACTAAAAAAAGCACGGAAATAAAAGAGGATTCATCTTTTTTATGTATTTTATTATCTGATGATTTTATAAAAAAAGTTTCATCGGGATTTGAATTAGTATCCTATTTTTGCAAAAAAGACACTACTCACAGTCTTTTCCCAATGGGATTTGGAGAAATTGAACTCAAACCAGTACCAATTAATGAAAGTAATTTTGAAAAAATTGATGATGGTGATGAAATAGAACTACCATCATAACAAAGATCACAAATGCTAAAGGCTAGTAGTGGATAGCCTTTAGCACTTACAGTATACTTAGTCATTGTTTAATTTAAAATTGTCACATAAACTTAATGGATTCAATGTCACAGCCTGCTCAAGATGATCTGGAGCATAGTGGGCATACTTCATTGTTTCACGAATGTTGGCATGGCCGAGTATTCTCTGTAACACCAGTATATTTCCGCCGTTCATCATAAAATGCGCGCCAAAAGTATGACGCAAAACGTGAGTCTTCTGCCCTTCCGTCAATTGAATATTTGTGAGTTTGAGCATCTTCTTAAAGTCCTGATAGCAGGGCTTAAACATTCTGCCTTGACGTTCTGACAAATCGTCGTACAGCCATTTAGGAATCGGAACCGTGCGATTCTTCTTACCTTTGGTTTTGGTGAAGGTCAGCTTGTAGGGAGAAAGTTGGGGGCGTGTAAGTCTCTCGGCTTCTCCCCATCGCGCGCCGGTAGCCAAGCACACCTTAACAATCATCGTAAGATTTTCTTTGCCATATTGTTCACAGGCTCGGAACAGTTCCGGGAGCTGAGACAAAGTTAGCCAGGACATTTCTTTCTCAGCTTCTTTGAATACGCGAATCCCTTCCAGTGGATTGGGTAAACTCCACTCCCCTAATCGTCGCAGTTCATTGAACACCGCTTCGAGGTATTGCTGCTCGCGATTGACAGTTATAGGTTTGGCGATCCACTTCGCCGGGTCTTTGTGATATCCGTTGTCTATTTCGCCACGTAATCGACGGTCACGGTAATGAGCCCAATCTTTTGCGGTAAGACGAGATGCAATAGGGTCGCCCAACCCGTTACATACAATTTGAAGCTTTGCTAACCGCGACTTACTGGCGACTAACGCCTGACCGTGCAAATTGTGCCAAAGCTGAATAATCTCACCTAAGCGTCGGCGGTCTTCTTTCTTGACAAGCCACGGCTTATCTTCACTCTCGCTTTTGGTAAATGATTCGAATGCCTCAGCCTCACCTTTAGTATTGAATTGACGGCGTATACGCCGCCCTTCCCGGCCATTTGGATAAAGCTCGCATAACCATTTACCATTTTTTTGCTTACTTACTGTCATAGCAACACCGAGACCAAAAAAATATTATTCACACAACGCTATAGCTTCACTGAAAATCGGGCCAATATCAGCGCTTTCTAATGGATCGTCAGGGTCTTTTTTAAGCACTTCTTTTAAGTCCCGCCCTTCCATTTTTCCTGATTTGACGGCGTTTTTAGCCATGCCGCTTAAGGGGTATCGTTCATCTGTATCAATGTCATAAACAAAAACGTAGTGACGATTTACACAAGATACCTTTGCATGTTCAAAGGTCAGCGGCCATTTATCACCAAAAGATTTAATATCAATCTCTTTGAAATTTTCAGCAGCAAAGCTTGAGGAAGATAGTGCAATACAGACCATTCCCAATAAAAACTTTTTCATTACTACTCCTTAAACATGCTTTTCTAAGGTAAAGATAACTGCACCTGATGGTGTGATATCAGATAGATTACATTCAAACTCAGCAGACTTATTTGAAAGCCTGACCTTTCCACCTGGCATCCTGATTACGTCAAAAACATCGAGCGCCCCATCAATGCCAATAAGCCAACGACTATTTCCTATCTTTGAGTTAGAACAATCAACAAGCCAAGATGCGCCAACCCCATCAATAAAGACCAGCTCATCAATGTTTGCAGGAACCATTGAAAGGTCTGGAGTCCAACGCCCTATATCTTTTAACTCACCAGATTCAAGACGACATTTTCTTACTGTTAAAGCTGTAAGTGATTCCCTCTCTTTGCCGTCTCGCATTTGGCCTTTGCCTGTAGATAGCCACTCTAACGATACGCCGGTATCGAGTGCACAGGTCACAACCACATCGCCTGGGAAGAAGTCTCGCCTAACCCAAGTGCTAATAGTGCCGGAAGAAATACCTAATAAATCTCCCAGCTCTTTTTGCATCGTAAAACCATAGGCATCGAGAATACGACGCAAAACCGCCCTTCCTCCATTTGCCATGATTTCATCATAGAGTTCCTTGCCTTTGAGGTTTACTTGCCCCGCATTAAATTTTGCATTTGCAAGCTCCCCATTAACAAGCCATCGCAGGTCGGCCCCAGTATCAAGAGAACATTCAACGAAAACGTTGCTTGGGATTACGTTTCTTGCAAGCCAACTACTTACGTTATTCGCATGAATACCAAGCCTTTCAGCTAATTCCTTTTGCTGCTTAAAACCGTATGCAGAAAGGACTCGCTCCAGAGCAGCTGGAGCGTCAACATCATTTTTCGCCATATCACACCAACAATAATTTTGTTTACAACAAAAAATTAGCGATCTATATTGGTATTCATCGACCAAGATGCACACCATTGCACTACATTTCAAACAACAGGAGATAATGCGATATGTCAGATGCAAAATCAATCTCGACGCAGGATTCGCAAAACTCACAAAATCAAACTGTGCTGTTAGATCAAACACAATTTGATGCCATCGTTACTGCCATGCTTCCAGCTCTGCAGACAATGATTCGCTCCGCTATGTCAGACACGATGACAGTGAAAGACTTCGCCGCCACTCGCGGTGTAAGTGAGCGTCTGGTCTGGCAATGGCTCGATGAGGGCATCCTTCTAAAAGCTCCGACCAAAGACTTTTCCAACAAAGAGGAAGCCGCTAAACGAAGCCGCACCCTCGTAAACGTAAAAGCATGGCGCGATAAGCTAACTCAACAAGCGATTGATTGTCGGTACATCGACCAGCGCACCGTTCTTAACTGAATTTGATTATGCAAGTTAGAAGGAACTTAACCATGTTTGATTTTCAGATTTCCAAACATCCCCACTATGACGAAGCGTGCCGGACTTTTGCGCAGCGTCACAATATGGCGAAGCTGGCCGAGCGTGCGGGTATGAACGTTCAAACGTTACGTAACAAGCTCAACCCGGAACAGCCGCACCAGTTAACGCCGCGCGAAATCTGGACGCTGACAGACCTGACCGAAGATTCGACCCTCGTCGATGGTTTTCTGGCGCAGATCCATTGTTTGCCATGCGTGCCGGTAAATGAGCTAGCAAAAGAGAAACTGCAATCCTACGTCATGCGCGCCATGAGTGAACTCGGCGAACTGGCGAATGGTGCCGTTTCAGGCGACCGCCTTACCCCGGCCCGTAAGCAAAACATGATTGCGAGCGTAAACGCGGGTATTCGCATGCTGTCGCTGTCGGCAATGGCGTTGCAGGCCCGGATCCAGGCTAACCCGGCAATGACGAGTGTCGTCGATACCGTCAGCGGCATCGGTGCGTCATTCGGTTTGATTTGAGGTGCTTATGTTGAATAACGAACCGTCATTCGCCTCTCTGCTAAAAAAACGTAGCCCATCCATGCACTACGGGCACGGCTGGATAATGGGTAGCGACGGCCAGCGCTGGCACCCTTGCAGCTCTCAGTCCGAATTGTTGAACGGCTTAACAGCAAAAAAAGCCTCTGTGGTTAAGCGGCTTTTAAATGCATTAATGGGGGCAAAATGAACGAAAGAATTTCAGCTCATAACACCCAGGCGAGCAAGCTTTTTAGCAATGCTGATTGTACTACTGAACAACCGAAGACCATGACCGGCGAAGAGTGTTTCGCACGGTTTCATCAAAAGCTGAAAGCCACAGAAAATAAGGCGCTGCGTAATTTCAATAAGCTTGATGAAGATTTTAAGTTTGTGGTTTTAACGCTTGCTAACCGAAATAATCCGGGCGCGTTTCGCTCTGATGAAGTCGGTAAGCCATATGAGTATTTTGATATGGATCGCCGCAAGCTGATTATTGCGTCAATGAATAAAATTTCCCGTTGGGGTGGGATTTTGCCCCGGCATATTTCCATCCACGAATGCTTTTTAGCTAATTAAATAAACCCGTAATTAATGGCGTAAACCCGCCGGGCTTCTTATTGCCCGAAATCAGGAGATTAAGAATGCACAAGCAATCTTCAGTACCTAAAGAAAATACCGACCTGCTTCTTGAGGTTATCGGTGTTGCAAAACGTGAAGAGCGAAAAGGTCGCGCTCTTGCTGTTTCCATCCGCCTAGAGGCGCTGGCAACCCACATCGCTAACAAAGGTATGAGCTCGATAGAAGCGGCTGAACTGCTGCGCCGGGAGGCCACCCGCTACGAAAACGAATCTCAGGAGCTGCACTAATGGCCGACGCAATGGATATCGCACAACAGCACGAGCAGGCAGAACGCGAGCGCCTTATCAACAACGCGCGCAGCCGTATCGCTGCACCTTCCCGCTTTCTCTGTGAGGAATGTGACGCACCAATCCCGGAAGCTCGCCGTATTGCGATTCCGGGCGTGGTCTTTTGCGTGACTTGCCAACAAATCGCCGAGCTTAAATTAAAACACTATCGGGGGGTATGAATTGGCTGTTCAATTCGCTTTTCCGTGGAATGCCCCACGGTCGGCAATAGCCAGCCCATATCTTACCTATGAGCAACAGTATCGCCGCGACAGTATGTTCGCGGCTTTGTTGCATGCGAGAAAAGCACTTTCTCTCCAGCCTGAGTGTGTGCGTTTTGACATTTATCGCACCGCTGCGGTGCTGGAGCAAAATCAGGGCAGTCAACGAGCCAATGCCTTTTTAATCAGCTTCTGCAAAAAAGCATTGCCACGTCTGGAACTGGTCGCAAAAAAATATGAGTGCGCGGGTATCAATAGCAAAGTATCAGTCGCTGTTTTTGGTGGTCATTTTGATACCCGGCTTATGCAATATCTGGCATCCCGCATGGTCAATATGGTCGCCAGATATAACCGCCTCCCGGATATGCAGCGCGCCGATATTGACCTGCTGGCCCGTGACATTGCTAATTTCATTCGTTCTGAGCTGGCAAATATTGATGATTCAGGTTTTGGTGAGCTCAAAACACTATACACCTGGTACATGCACGCTGGCTTTATTTCTCTGCAATTCAATGTCACCCCTCCCCATTGGGAGCGCGTGGCAAATAAATACTTCAACAATGATGATATCGCTCCCGCAGTAATCCGCATGTTTACTGAGTCATGGTGGCGTAGTCGTCTGCGTCGTGTCGCGTCGGCATGGCGCGAACATCTGCAAATTGCCGTTGGTAACGTCAGCAAGAAAAAGCACGCATACGCGAGTAAAAACTGCGTGACTGATTGGCGTGAGCAGAAGCGCCGCACGCGCGAGTTTCTGAAAGGGCTGGATCTGGAAGACGAAGACGGCAACCGCATCAGCCTTATAGAAAAATACGACGGTTCGGTCGCCAACCCTGCGATACGCCGCTGCGAGCTGATGACCCGCATCCGCGGATTTGAAAATATATGCAATGAACTCGGGTATGTCGGGGAGTTTTACACCCTGACCGCGCCATCTAAATACCACGCCACCACCAAAGCGGGCTACCGTAACAGCAAATGGAACGGCTCCAGCCCGGCAGATACACAAAGCTACCTTACTGGCTTATGGGCGCGCATCCGCGCGAAGCTTCACCGTGAAGATATTCGTATTTTCGGGATCCGCGTAGCAGAACCCCACCACGATGGAACCCCGCACTGGCACATGCTTATGTTCATGCTGCCGGAAGATGTCGAGCGCGTGCGCCACATCATCCGTGATTATGCGTGGGAGGAAGACCGCCACGAACTGAGAAGCGATAAAGCCAAAAAAGCACGCTTTCATGCCGAGGCCATCGACCCGGAAAAGGGCAGCGCTACCGGCTATGTCGCTAAATACATTTCCAAAAATATCGACGGTTATGCACTTGATGGTGAGCTCGACGACGAAAGCGGCGAACTGTTGAAAGAGACCGCGCCTGCCGTTTCTGCCTGGGCCGCGCGCTGGCACATCCGTCAATTTCAGTTTATCGGTGGCGCACCGGTGACGGTCTACCGTGAGTTACGTCGTCTCGCTGATACCGAGACCGCGCACGGCCTGAGCGTTGAGTTTGCCGCCGTTCATGATGCCGCCGACGCCGGTGATTGGGCTGGTTACGTTAACGCCCAGGGCGGGCCATTTGTTCGCCGCGACGATTTGCAGGTACGCACGTTTTACGAACCACGTACCGAGTTTAATCAGTACGGCGAGGAGACCATCTGCATTCGTGGCGTTTACGACTCTGCCATCGGCGCAGATACTCCGATTATGACCCGGCTCACGCAGTGGAAGATTGTACCGAAGCGTGCAGTTGATTTGGCCGTTGATGTTAAGGGCGCACCTGCGCCCTCTCGGAGTTCTGTCAATAACTGTACGGGAAGCGAAAGCGATCCACCGATACTGGATTTATCAAAACCGCTAAGTCGAAGCGAAAGACGGTCATTAACCAATCGACTAAGAGTGAAAAAACCAGTCAAAAGGCGTGAATTTATCCACGGAACTGATGAGCAGAACGATTCAATAGCCAAGACTATAGACGAAATACAAATATGCGCCGGTGTAACCATTAGCCGGGGTGAAGCTCTGCATCTTATGGCCGGGGGGAAAAGCCGTATTGGTAGCAAATGGTGTAGGGGATCATCGAAGGGAGACATTTTCGCATCCCCCCCTTCTCACCAAGAAAAAGCGACAAAAATTCTAAGGAGAGTTGCGGCTATCTCTAACAGAACCAATGAAAAAAGGAGCTAATATCAATTTAATCATGCACCTACTACTTCGATTGAATTGTTAATTTCTCTTTCAATTTCATCAACAATTGGTATACTGTATAAATATACAGTTATTATTGTTGGAGGGATTCATGATTGGCGATTGTTTCAGCCAAACGCAGCATAAGTGGGCATGTGTGCAGTTCATTGCCGAGGTGTCTCTGATAGCTAATTGCAAATCATCAGATCTCAAGCTTGCCCTCTCCATCATTGCTGACCTCGCAAGCAGGGAAAATAACAAAGCTGATGACAAGATTTTTTATGAGGTTCAATGAGCGATGCGAGTAAGTATCACGTTAAAGTAGATTTGATCCGAGAGGCGAGGTTTGTCGAAAAAATCTCAACTATTTTGGGTATTGCTGGTCTAAGGTTAGTAAGCAAACATCTTTACATGCCGAAGGTGGTCTACACATTGTCACTTTGAATGCATGCCAAGCAGCACAAAAAATGTTATGGGAAAATGGGGATTAGTGTTATATTAATGGCTGAAAAAAACAGCCTTGACAATAAATTACAAGTATGGTAAGGCTGTATCCCCTTAACTTCAAATGTAGGAGGCTACCATGAGCATCGCAGCTAAAAATCTGCTTAATCGCTATTGGGATCGCCGACTACCTGTCGATCCGTTTAAACTCGCCGCGGCGTGGGGTGCGAAAGTAGAGCCACTCAGGGATTCGGCGTATAACAACGATGGGTTAAGCGGCCTAGCGGTCATCAAAAGAAGCGTGCCCCGGATTTACTTTGATTCCAGTGAACATGACAACCGTCAACGTTTCACCGTAGCTCATGAGCTCGGTCATCATGTTCTGGGGCATACACAGGATGGAGAATACCATCGCGATAACGTGGGTAACTACTCAACCGGAACCCGTGATTATCGAGAAATAGAAGCAAACCAGTTTGCCGCAGAGCTTTTAATGCCAGAGGATGCCATTCATCAATTAGTATCCCGGGAAGGTGTTAACAGCACTTTGCGTCTGGCAAGTATTTTTAACGTTTCTGAGGCTGCTATGTACTGGCGGCTCAGGGCTCTGGGCATGGCTTACTGATAGCTCTTTAACTTTTTTCAAACCCGTTTAAAATCACCATTACTCTTAAAAATAATGGTGATTTTTTTATGGCAGATATCGACCTTTCTGGTGAGTCCCCGACTCCATCCCCACAAACATCAAATTCCCCAGCTTCTTCGACACCTCGTGGCGATACTGACCCGAATATTTTATTGCGCAGGGACGCCCGTGATGGAATGGAACGCCGGGGGATGCGTCTGGTTCTGTCTGCCGTTGTGCTGTTTTTTGCCGTAGTGTTTCTGTGGCAGGGCTTGCACTTTGCGCTTAAAGTTGGAAATGGCCTGCTTGAGGCGAAAAGTAGCATTGTCTCTGCGTTAACGCAGAAAAGCGAAAAAGATATCTGCGAACCGAAAACCGAGTGTACAGAACCGAAACAGCAGACCACACACCCAACAGTGCCAACCGCGAAAAAAACGGATGCCCCAGCAAAAAAAGCTGATACTCCAATCACTGTGCCAAATTTATCTACGGACTGGCTTTCTGCCAGCTCACTGATTGCAATCGTCGCTTTCATTCTTGGCGTCGGGTTGACGTTGCTTCTGACCCTTCTTAAGTCTGCTTTCCAGCATCCTACAGATAAAAATATTAACGGACAAAAAACGACTGATGCTATTGAGCTGGCTACCCCACTCAGTGAATTAATCATGGGTGCGATTAATTACCTCAGAAACAAATTTTCTAAGTAACCACTCTCCACATGCCAACCAGACCGGCCTCAAGATGGCCGGTTTTTTTATGCCATTTTTCTGCGTATTTTCAGTTTTTTAGCGGTGCATGCATCAGGCGCATGAGTTTGCATACATTTTTTATGTCAAGTTTTGCCAGCCAGCGCTAGTACTGGCGCGGCTAGGGGCTCCTGATGCACCTGCATTAAAAACGCCCCGTTAAGCGCGCAGGCGAGGCGGGGAAAGCACTGCGCGCCAGCGTACTTTTGCGAATTTATTTTCGCAGCCTGAGCGCGTCGCTGTGCCGCGCGGGTTCGCGGGGGTGTCGGTGGATGGTGCGGGGATGTCTGAGGGCGTGGCGGGCTTCTGAGGCGGTCAGGCGTGGGGGTAAGAAAAAGCCGCCCGGAGGCGGCGAAAATCAGTCACTTTCGGTGTCGAGGGTGTAACTTTTGAACCGGATCACCTCCTGACCGGCCCACGCGTTGACCTCGCGCATCCGGTCTTGTAGCGGAATGAGCTCGTTACGGACAAACACTTTTGCCACTTTCTCGATGTCACCGAGCGAACCGACGTTTTCCGGCTTGCCGCCCATCAACTGGAACGGGATGCGGTGCGCGTCGAGCAGGTCGGCGGCGCTGACTTTTTTGATATTGAAGAAATCGTCTTTCGTTGCCACCTCACTGAGCGGCACAATTTTAATGCCGTCCGGTTTTCCATGCGGAGCGTAGAAAAACAGATTTTTGAAGTTCCCAAGTCCCTTTGAGCTGCGCATCGCATCACGCAGCGCCTCAACATCGGTACCACTTTGCGCGGCGTCCGTCACATACATGATGTAGCCCGCGTGTGCGCCGTTCTGGTAATACTTGCGACGGAACAGCGTCGCCGCCTCATTCAGCCAGGCGGAATTGAGCGCGCTGAGATATTCCGGCATGCCGTACAGCTCCTGATTGATGTCAGGCTCCAGCAGGTGAAACACGGAGCCCGGCGCGAACGGGTGCGGCTGGTCGAATGACGGCACCCACCAGTAGATATCCTCCTCAATACCACGCCGCGTGTATTTAGCCGGTGACGCTTCCAGCTTCAGCGGGCGACCGGTGACACTCTTTCGGAGCTCTAAAAACGCGTTGCCAAACACCAGAAAATCAAGCGCGAAGCGGCTGAAGTCCTGTTGTGACAGTAGCGGGTGCGGAATAAACGTTGAGGCCAGAATGTTGCGCTTAACGTAAATTGGCGAGCTGTGATGAACGGCGGCGCGCAGGCTTTTCGCCAGCCCGTTAAAACTGACCGGCGGTTCGAACCAGCGGCCATTATTGACGCATTCCACGTAATCCAGAATATCGCGGCGGTCGAGCACGGCGCTCGGTTCACCAAAGGTAAACGCCTCCATTTTTTGGGGCGCGCTGTCTTTCATGTTGCGCGGGCGCTTTTGTGGCTGTGGCTTGCGGCCTTTGTATTTACTCATCAGTTGAACTCCAGAATGGATGATGTTACCTGGCCGCTGCCAGCGGTCAGCGGTTCGTTTAACAGCGCGTGCATGGTCGCCCAGGCGACGTCCGCGTGACTGGCTTCCTCGGTGCGGCTGGCCTCATAGGTGGCGCTGCGCCCGCTGCTGGTCATGGTCTTACGGATTGCCATAAACGAGGTGGTGATGTCGGTGGCGCTGACGTCATATTCGAGACAGCCACGGCGGATAACGTCTTTTGCTTTCAGCACCATTGCGGTTTTCATTTCCGGTGTGTAGCGGATATCGCGGGCGGCGGGATAAAACGAGCGAACCAGCTGGAAGACGCCAATACCGAGGCCGGTCGCATCGATACCGATGTACCCGACGTTGTATTTTTCGGTGAGCTGGCGGATGGATTCGGCCTGAGTCGCGAAGTCCATGCCTTTCCACTGATGGCGCTCCAGAATGCGAAACTTGCCCCCGGCGACAACCGGCGGTGCGAGCACCACACACCCGGCGCTGTCGCCGCTGTGCGAAGGGTCGTATCCCACCCAGACCGGGCGGGAGCCGAACGGGTTGTCGGCGAACGGCGAAAAGTCCTCCCACTCTTCCAGACTGTCGACCATGCAGCGTTGCAAATCCTCGAACGGGAACACCGACGCCTTGTCGTCAACGAACTCGCACATAAACAGATTGCGGAAGTCGTCGACGCTGTTTTCGCGCTTGAGTTGCTCCAGATTGAACAGCGTACAGCCCCCGGCGAGCGCATCCTCAATGGTGACAATCTGCCGCCACTGACCGTCAGGACACGCCACGCCAGCGGCGAGCGCGTCATGACTGATATCGATGTCAACCCGCTCGCTGGCGCTGGCGCGGCCCCGGTTGAATAATTCCCCCGACCAGAACGGGTAAGCGCCGTGTGCCAGGGTGGAAGGTGTCGAAAAGTAGGTGCTGCGCAGGTGGCTTTGTGAGGCCATGCCCGACGACACTTTGCGCAGTTTCTGGAAGTTGGGGATCCAGAAAATTTCATCGACATACAGGTCGCCGTTATGACTCTGCGCGGTGTTGGAGTTGGTGCCGAGAAAAATCAGTTTTGCGCCGTTGTTGCCGATAACAATCGGGTCGCCGGTCAGCTCAACATCAACCCGGCGGGCAAACTGGATGATGTACTCGCGGAATACATACGCCTGCGTTTTACTCGCCGACAGAAAAATCTGGTTATGGCCGGTTTTCAGCGCGTGCAGCAGCGCCTCGCGGGAAAAGTAGAACGTCGCCCCAATCTGGCGTGATTTCAGGATGTCGCGAATTCGGTGCTCAAGCCCGGCGCGGTGCCAGCGGAGCTGATATTCGAAAGACTCCGCGAAAAAAATCTCTTCCAGTTTTTCGATCGCCTCGTCGCTGAAAAAGTTCTTTGTCGGCTTTTTACGTTCGCCTTTGTTGCGGTTGGCCACGCGGGGATTCAGGTCAGCCTCGTTTCCGGTCTGGCCATAGCGATTAATCCGCGCGAAGCGCTCCATCTGCCGGGCCAGAAAATCGGCGACCTTGAAATCGTGGGGCGTCAGGCTGGGTTTCGCATAAAGCTGGATCAGCCGGGCCTCTAAGGTGCTTTCGACCCGGTTAAGCGGTGCGGTTTCCTCCCAGTGGTCGCGCTGTTTCCAGCTCTGCACCGTCGGGCGTTTGGTCTGCAACATGTCGGCAATCTGCGGCACGGAAAACCCCTGCCAGTACAGCAAAGCCGCCTGGCGTCGCGGGTCGTTTAACAAAGTGGTGTCGGTGGTGATGGTCATGGATGCCTCGCCGTGATTGATACAGGGCAAGGCTAAAGAAACGGGGGATGTGAATCGCTAAGGTGCTGTTGTGTGAGGGATAAACCATCCGCGACTGATGGCGGGAGAGCGGCGAGGTCGGGAAACTAGCCCCGACCCGTTAACCCGATATCAGGACTCCTGACAATGGCAAAAAAAGTTTCAAAATGGTTTCGCATCGGCGTCGAAGGCGATACCTGTGACGGCCGCGTTATCAGCGCGACGGATATTCAGGAAATGGCTGAGACCTTTGACCCCCGCGTCTACGGTTGCCGCATTAACCTCGAACACCTGAAAGGCATCCTGCCGGAAGGTCCGTTCAGCCGTTACGGCGATGTGGTCGAGCTGAAGTCTGAAAAAATTGACGACGATTCGGTACTGAACGGCAAGCTGGCGCTGTTCGCTAAAATCACCCCGACCGATGACCTGATCGCAATGAATAAAAAATTGCAGAAGGTTTACACCTCCATGGAAATCCAGCCGAATTTTGCCAATAGCGGCAAATGCTACCTGGTCGGCCTCGCCGTGACCGATGATCCGGCCAGCCTCGGCACTGAATACCTCGAATTTTGCCGGGGGGCCAAATTTAACCCCCTTAACCGCTTCAAAGCCGCACCGGGCAACCTGATTTCTGTTGCCACCCTCGCCGAGCTGGAATTCGAAGACCTGCCGGAAAATGTGTTCACCGCCCTGAGCGACAAGGTGAAGACGATTTTCAGCCGCAAACAGGCCAGTGATGACGCCCGTTTTCAGGATGTGCATGAAGCCGTGACGACCGTCAGTGAGCATGTGCAGGAAAACCTCACCGCTACCGGGCAACGTCTTGTCGCACTGGAAAATGCCTTTGCGACGCTGAAACAGGACGTCACCACGAAGGCCGACCAGACCCGCCAGGCATTCAGCCAGTTAAAAACATCGCTGGATAACACCGAAAGCACCACGCAGCCCCGCCGCAAGCTCTCCACCGGTGGCGGTGGTGATGAGCTGCTGACTGACTGCTAAACGGTCGTGAATTTATCGCCGGGCGACAGGTTTGCCCGGTCAGACAACCCGATTTAACCCAACAGGAAAGACTATGCGTCAGGAAACCCGTTTTAAATTCAATGGCTATCTGTCCCGCGTTGCCGAGCTGAACGGCATCGACCCGGACGACGTGAGTAAAAAATTCTCCGTCGAGCCGTCCGTCACGCAAACCATGATGAACACCGTGCAGATGTCCTCGGCCTTTTTGCAGAAAATTAATATCGTGCCGGTGGATGAGCTGAAGGGTGAAAAAATTGGCGTCGGCGTCAATGGCACCATCGCCAGCACCACGGACACCAACAGCGGCCAGGAGCGTAAAACTGCCGACTTCGCTGCGCTGGAATCCAAAAAATACGAATGCGACCAGGTCAACTTTGACTTCCATTTCAAATATAAAAAGCTGGATTTGTGGGCGCGCTTCCAGGACTTCCAGCGCCGTATTCGCGATGCCATCATCCAGCGACAGGCGCTTGATTTCATCATGGCCGGGTTCAACGGCGTTGAGCGTGCCGAAACCTCTGACCGCAAAGCCCATCCGATGCTGCAGGATGTCGCCGTGGGCTGGCCGCAGAAATACCGCAATGAAGCGGCGACCCGTGTGATGAGCAAAGTCGTCGACGAGGAAGGGAATGTTGTTTCCGCTGTGATCCGTGTGGGTAAAAACGGCGATTACGTCAGCCTTGATGCACTGGTCATGGATGCCACCGACAACCTGATTGACGAGATTTATCAGGAAGATTCGGAGCTTGTCGCGATTGTGGGTCGTAAGCTGCTGGCCGACAAATACTTCCCCATCGTCAACAAAGACCAGCCCAACAGCGAAGCGCTGGCGGCTGACATCATCATCAGCCAGAAACGCATCGGCAACCTGCCCGCCGTTCGCGTGCCGTATTTCCCGGCGAACGCGATTATGGTGACGCGTCTCGATAACCTGTCCATCTATTTCATGGACGAAAGTCACCACCGCTCCATCATCGAAAACCCGAAACTCGACCAGGTGGAAAACTACGAATCGATGAACATCGATTACGTGGTCGAAACCTACGCTGCCGGGTGCTTCATTGAAAATATCAAGCTGGGCGATTTCTCTGCCGCGCAACCGGAGGGCTAACCGATGACGAGCCCCGCACAGCGTCACATGATGCGGGTCTCGGCCATTGAAACCGCGCAGCGGGAAAATAACCCGCTGCGGCATGCCACTGCCTACGAGCAGATGCTGGTTAAGCTGGCCGCAGACCAACGTACGTTAAAAGCCATCTTTGGTAAAGAGCTGAAAGCCAGGAAAAAGCGCGAGCTGCTGCCGTTCTATCTGCCGTGGATCAGTGGCGTGCTGGAACAGGGTAAAGGCGCGCAGGATGACATCGTGATGACCGTCATGCTGTGGCGTCTCGATGTCGGCGATATCGGCGGCGCGATGGATATTGCCCGCTACGCCTTTAAGTACGGTCTGACCATGCCAGGCAGACACCGCCGCCCGCCACAGTACATGTTTACCGAAGAGGTGGCACTCGCCGCCATGCGTGCCCACGCCGCCGGTGAACCGGTCGTCGTCAGCCAGCTACTCGACACACTGGCGCTGACCGCCGCCGCCGATATGCCTGATGAGGTGCGCGCAAAACTGCACAAAATCACCGGCCAGGTGCTGCGGGACAACAAACAGCCCGCCGATGCGCTGGCCCACCTTAAACGCGCAATGCAGCTCGACTGTCAGGCAGGCGTCAAAAAAGACATTGAACGGCTTGAGCGAGAGCTGAAGCCCAGACCGGCAATGGTCGTTAAAGCCCCGGTAAGCGCGCCGCGCGCCGTGAAAACCACGGCACCGGCTAAACGTGGCCGACCAAAAAAGACCGCCGGTTAACAGAATGCGCCCCGCGCCAGGGCGGCACGCCGGTCGATGAGGGGTTTTTACCCGACCTGAGACCGGCGTCCACCGCCCACCTATTCAGAGGTAGTCATGACGACGCTGATTATTAAAAAGAACGATGAGCCGCAGCCGGGTGGTGTGGTGGTCATCCCGCCGCCTGCCAGTGATGAGCCGGTGATTAAAAACACGTTTTTCTTTCCTGACATCGACCCGAAACGCGTGCGTGAAGGGATGCGCCTTGAACAGACCGTCGCCCCGTCCCGGCTGCGTGAGGCCATCAAAACCGGCATCGCCGAAACCAATGCCGAGCTGTATCTGTGGCGCGAGCAGCAGATTGCCGGGGGGTTTAGCAAGCTGGCCAGTGTGCCGGCGGATGAGCTCGACGGCGAGAGCGTGCGTGTTTTCTACTACCTGCGCGCCGTGACCTCAATGGCGACCGCTACGCTCTACGAGCGTTATCGCGGCGTGGATGCCAGCGCCAGAGGCGATAAAAAGGCCGACAGTATCGACACCACGGTCGACGAGCTGTGGCGGGACATGCGCTGGGCCGTGTCACGCGTCCAGGACAAACCCCGCTGCATCGTGAGCCAAATCTGATGCAGGCCATCGCGCAACAGGGCGACACGCTCGACATGATTTGCGCCCGCTATTACGGGCGTACTGAGGGGGTCTTCGAGTCGGTGCTGGCCGCTAATCCGGGGCTGGCCGAACTCGGCGCTGTGCTGCCACATGGCACGGTGGTCGAGCTGCCCGACGTCCAGTCATCCCCCGTAACTGAAACAATTAATCTGTGGGAGTAAACACATGACGGAAGGTGAAAAAAGCGTCCTGTCCCTCTTTGTTATCGGCGTGCTGATTGTCGTCGGTAAAGTGCTGGCCGGTGGCGAGCCCATCAACGCCCGGCTTTTTATTGGTCGCATGTTGCTGGGCGGCTTTGTCTCGATGGTGGCCGGGGTGGCCCTGGTGCAGTTTCCCGACCTGCCGCCCGCCGCCGTGTGCGGATTTGGCTCCATGCTGGGTATCGCCGGTTATCAGGCGGTGGAAATTGCGATTCAGCGCAGGGTTAAAAAAGGGGAAAACGATGGCGGTCATTAAGACACACCCCAACGTCGCGGCATTCCTCGACATGCTGGCGTTTTCAGAGGGGACGGCGACGCACCCGCTGACCAGAAACAACGGGTACGACGTCATTGTCACCGGTATCGATGGCAAGCCAGAGATTTTTACCGACTATCGCGAACATCCGTTTGCCGGTGGACGCCCGGCGAAGGTCTTTAATCGTCGCGGGGAAAAATCCACGGCATCCGGGCGTTACCAGCAGCTTTACCTGTTCTGGCCGCATTACAAAAAGCAGCTCGCTTTGCCGGATTTCAGCCCGGCATCACAGGACCGGCTCGCCATTCAGCTGATCCGTGAGCGTGGCGCGCTGGAAGATTTGCAGCAGGGGCGCATCGAGCGCGCGATTTCCCGCTGTCGCAATATCTGGGCGTCATTGCCGGGGGCCGGATACGGTCAGCGCGAGCACAGTCCCGACAGGCTGGTCGCCGTGTGGCGCAAGGCCGGAGGCGTATCCGCATGAAAACAGTCATTATCCTGCTGGCGCTGGCCTGTGTGGGGCTGCTGTGGATGCGCCACGATAACAGCAATTTGCGCGCTTCTTTTGAACGCGCGAACCGGGTCGCCGGTACGCAGAAAACCACGATTATTATGCTGAAAAATCAGCTCAACATTGCCGCAGAGCAGTCGCAACGTAAAGAGCTGGCGCAGGTCGCCATGCGGGACAAACTCACTGCGGCTAACCTGCTCGCTTTCCGCCGTGAACAAACCATCACGAGGTTACTTAATGAAAATGACGCGTTTCGCCGCTGGTATCGCGCTGATTTACCTGATGCTGTGCGCCGGTTGCACCAGCGCGCCGCCTGCACCAACGCCGCCGCCGGTGATTGTGTACAACGCCTGCCCGAAGGTCAGCCCCTGCCCGATGCCGGGCAGCGACCCGCTGACTAATGGCGACCTGAGTGCGGATATACGCCAGCTCGAAAACGCCCTCCAGAGCTGTGCCATTCAGGTTGATACGGTGAAACACTGTCAGGATGAAATCGATGCAAAAGCCCAACAGTCTGCGAAAAGCCTTAACTGATGCGGTGCCGGTACTGCGTACCAACCCCGATATGCTGCGCGTCTTTATCGATAACGGGAATAATGCGGCAACGCTGGCGAGTTCCCTGTCGTATGAAAAGCGGTACACGCTTAACATCGTGGTCACGGATTTTACCGACGATATCGACCTGCTGTTTGTGCCGATTATGGCCTGGCTGCGCGTCAATCAGCCGGACATCATGACAACCGACGAGGGCAGAAAAAAAGGATTTGCCTGGTACGCTGACATCAATAACGACAGCAGCCTCGACGTCAGTATCAGCCTGTTGCTGACCGAGCGCACGCTGGTTAAAGAGGCCGACGGCGCGCTGTACGTGGAGAACATCCCGGAGCCGCCACCGCCGGAGCCGGTGACGCGCCCTGTCGAGATGTGGAGTAATGGCGAACTGGTGAGTAAATGGGATGAATGACTTCAAACCCTTTGAGGACAAGCTCGCCGGATTGATAGCGGCCCTTTCCCCCGCCGGGCGGCGTCGGATGACCGTCGACATTGCGAAGAAACTGCGCCAGCGGCAACAGCAGCGCATTAAATCACAAAAAGCGCCGGACGGTTCGCCCTTTGCCCCGCGTAAGCGCCCGCCCGTCAGGGCAAAGCAAGGCCGGATTAAGCGCGAGATGTTTGCGAAGCTGCGCACCAGTCGCTATATGAAAGCGAGCGGTAACGACAGCGCGGCGGTGGTGGAATTTACCGGGAAAGTGCAGCGCATTGCTCGTGCTCACCAATTTGGATTAAAAGATAAACCGACAGTCTATAGCGCAAATGTGCCCTATCCGAAAAGAGTACTGTTAGGATTCAATAATGTTGAAAGATGCCTTGTAGAAGAAATAATTGCTCACCATCTGGTTAAGTGAGCAATTATTTTAAGCCCTTTCCTTTTATGAATTAAAAAAGGTGGCTATCAATCATCGGTTATCGTTTTTCTTATGTTATTGAAAAAACCATTCCTTAGTGAATTATTTTTATAACCCATCACCCTAAAGAATCTATCTTCAATATCTTCTGATTTAAGGTTGACAATGCCTATTTGAATTGCATATAAAATAATGGCGTCCCGTGATAAGCCAGTTCTCATAAGTAAGTCCATGAACATTTTTGATGAGTTACCGATTCTTTTATATAGTAGTTTTCTATTGCTAATTAATAATTCATCAAGCTGCTTGATTGTTTTAATGTTGAGTAATGTTAATCCATCAAGCAACTTTTTCTTGTCCACGCTTTCTGATGTTCCGGTAACATTGATTTTGTATAGCTCGGAGAAATCAGATGCTATTTCATCTATCACTTTGCTTTTGTTAATATATTCCTTTAGAAATACAGCATCTAATAAGGCGTCATCACCACCTTGTTCAATTTTCTTGGCTGCATCTTTTTGTCTGGCTGAGATGGCCTTTTTGATTTTAATAAACTCATCATCAGCAAGTTCCAATAATCCTGCGAGTCGGGAGAAGTATCTTCTTATTTCATTAGGCAAGCCAGACGCAGTTTTATAACCGAGGTCATGTTCAATTTCAGCCCATGCATGCTGCAGGATTGATCTTATCTGTATCTCGGCTTTAATGCTCTTATATGGAACGTACTCCCGGAGGCATGTTCTATTTTCATTCAGGCTTACAATGTAATGAAGTGATAAATAACCAAATCTGTCAGGCTCTAAACTTGTTCTTTTGTCTATAGAGTTTTCGGTGTCAACTATAAACTCTTGCTCAAGAAGCTTTGCTACTTTGTCAACGTCATCAGAGTAATAAGTGATGATTCTAATTCCTACGATATCTGTTATTTCTGATATATCTTCATATTTATCTTTGTCAATTATTTTTTTCTCAAGGCTGTTTCTGTCTTTTATGCGATAGTCTAGGGAATGAACAGATGCTCCTGTATCTAAGATAAGAGTCTTGAGAAGGGATGTTAAAGAGAGTGCATATGATTCATATTTATTTTTTTGTTCGTCATAGGCTGAGAGTATGTCGTTCATATTGCATACCTTAAGAATTTTTTTTTATTTTCATATGATTTTAGTCCGGAGCGCAAGCTGTATGTTGTGCTGTATCTAGCAAAACATTCGCAGATTGCCCCCGGAACACGCCGACGGCATCCTTTCTCCTATGAATACTCTCGCATCTATCCAGGAACTCGCCCGGGCGATACGCAACATGATCCGCACCGGCATCGTCGTCGAAACTGACCTCGTCGCCGGACGCTGTCGCGTTCAGACCGGTGGCATTTATACCGACTGGCTCCAGTGGTTAACCCACCGTGCCGGGCGCTCACGCACCTGGTGGGCTCCCTCCGTTGGTGAGCAGGTGATGATTCTGGCTGTGGGCGGTGAACTCGATACCGCTTTTGTGCTGCCCGGCATTTATTCCGATGACAACCCCGCGCCGTCGGCCTCGGCGGATGCCTGGCACGTTGAGTTTCCCGACGGCGCCGTCATGAGTTATGAGCCGGAAACCGGCGCGCTGACCGTCACCGGCATTGAAACTGCCGATGTGACCGCTTCCGGTTCGGTTGCCGTCAGCGTGCCGGTGGTGCTGGTCAAAGCCTCCACCCGCGTCACCCTCGATACCCCGGAGGTGGTCTGCACCAATAAGCTGACGACCGGCACGCTGGAGGTGAAGCAAGGTGGCAGGATGTCCGGTGATATCGAGCACAGCGGCGGCGCTTTCACCTCAAACGGTGTTCAGGTGGATAAACACGGTCACGGCGGCATCAGACGCGGCGATGAATGGACGGAGGGGACCCAATGACCGCCCGTTACCTCGGTATGAACCGCGCGACCGGCGAGCGTATTGCAGACGTGGACCATATCAGCCAGAGCATCGGGGATATTCTGAGCACGCCCGTTGGTTCCCGCGTCATGCGTCGTGAATATGGTTCGCTGTTGTCACAGATGACTGACCAGCCCCAGACCCCGGCGCTTGAGCTGCAAATTATGGCGGCGTGCTACATGGCGATCCTCAAATGGGAGCCGCGTGTCAGGCTGACCGGTATCACTACCGCGCGGCAGTTTAACGGGCAGATGGTTGTCGACGTGACCGGACAAATTACCGATACCGGCGAGAGCCTTTCCTTAACCATTCCTGTGAGTTGAATCTATGGCAGTTATCGACCTGAGCCAGCTCCCCGCGCCAGATGTGGTGGAAACGCTGGATTTTGAAACCATCCTCGCAGAGCGTAAGGCTACGCTGGTTTCGCTCTACCCGGAGGATGAGCAGGAGGCGGTCACCAGAGCGCTGACGCTGGAGTCAGAGCCACTGGTGAAATATCTGGAAGAGAATGCCTACCGGGAGGTGATTTTACGCCAGCGTATTAACGAGGCGGCACAGGCCGGCATGGTGGCCTACGCCATTAAAAACGACCTCGACCAGCTTGCCGCAAATAATAACGTTGAACGCCTGGTCATCACCGCCGCAGACGACACCCAAATCCCGCCGGTGGCGGCGGTCATGGAGTCCGACAGCGATTTACGTCAGCGCATCCCGGCGGCCTTTGAAGGCATGAGCGTTGCCGGGCCAGCCGGTGCCTATGAATTTCACGCCATGAGCGCCGATGGTCGTGTGGCGGATGCCTCGGCGAACAGTCCCGCCCCCGCAGAAGTCACTGTCGCGGTGTTGTCGCGGGAAGGTGACGGCACGGCATCGGATGATTTGCTGCTGGCCGTCAGTACGGCGCTGAATGATGAGACGGTACGCCCGGTCGGTGACCGCCTGACAGTCGTCTCGGCTGAGATTATCCCTTATGCGGTCGACGCCGTGCTGTACGTGTACCCCGGTCCTGCGACTGAGCCCATTCTGGCCGCCGCCAGAACGCAGTTAACCGCCTATATCACTGAGCAGCGTCGCCTCGGTCGTGACATCCGGATGTCAGCGATATACGCCGCGCTGCATGTGCAGGGTGTCCAGCGCGTTGAACTGCTTCAGCCACGGGCGGATGTGGTGCTCGATAAAACTCAGGCTGCGTACTGCACCGACACCCGCGTGGTGATTGGGGGCTCGGATGAGTAATTCACTGATGGCGACCGGGTCATCACAGCTGGAACAGCGCGCTGCCGCCGCGTGTGCCGTCATCAGTGACCTGAATGTCCCCTTGCGTGACCTGTGGGATCCGTGGAAATGCCCGGTGAAATTCCTGCCGTATCTGGCGTGGGCGTTTTCCGTCGACCGCTGGGAGGAAACCTGGTCAGAGAGGGAGAAGCGTCAGGCGGTCAGCGATGCGTTCTGGATCCACCAACGTAAGGGGACGGTGGCGGCGGTTCGCCGGGTGATTGAAAACCTCGGCTACAGCATGACGTTACAGGAGTGGTGGGAGGTGGCCGACCCCGCCGGGACATTCCGCCTTGAGATTGACCTGAAGGATATCGGTATTACCGAAACGATGATTAAGGAGCTGGAGCGGATTATTGGCGATGCGCGACCGGTCAGCCGCCATATTGCCCGCCTGTCACTGTCAGCGGGGACCACCGGTCCGGTGTATACCGGCGCGGCCTCGTGCGGCGGGGAGGTCATCAGCGTGTATCCGCCGGAATATACGCCGGATGAGGCTGCCCGTTATGACGGCGGCGGGTTCCATTCCGGGTCGGTCACCTATACCGAAAATCAGCGCGGGGAAGACTCACATCGCTATGACGGGCGCACTTTTCACGATGGCCGGGGCGTTTACGCAGGAGAATAATATGAGTGCAATTAACGAACAGACAAAATGGGAAGATGAGGTTTACCTGCTGGCGCGTGAAGACCGGGTGGAGGGCGGCATTTATGGTCCGTCAAACAAACAGGCCCGGCAGCTGGCGAACCGTACCCGCTATTTAAAAACCGCCGTTGAGTCGCTGCAGGACTACCGGGATTACACCTTCTTCATGACCCCGGATGACCCGGACGGTACTGTTGCGGGGCTTGCCGGTACGCCGGAGGGGAAACTCTTTCGCGTGGTGGTGCCTGACAGCGAGGGGCAACTGCTGGCCTTTATCTATTACCAGAAGCGCAATGGCCAGGCGAACCGGCTGAATGCGCTGGCAAGTCAGCAGGCGATTACGTCCCTGCGACAGCAGCTGGAGCAGGACACCGGCGCGGCGCTGGATGGCCTGACCGCGTTGCAGTCCGGTCTCCAGTCGCTGACGGCCGCACTGATGCAGCTCGGTCTCGATGAGATGGCCGCGCAGGTGACCAGCATGGCCGCTTCACAAAAAAGTCAGTCAGACCAGATTCAGGCGCTGATGCTGGCGTTTCAGTCCGGTATGCGGGCGCTGGCTCTGGTGGAGGCCACCCCCGAGGAGGTGGAAAGTCATCAGCTGAGTAACCTCTATGCCTTCCAGGTGCTGGCCCGTCAGCTGCTCCCGCTCGACGGCTTCGACCCCTCAGCGGCAGGCAGCGGCACGGGAAACCGGGAGGCGCAGGCGAAATATCCGGGCGTGTTTGCTTTCGGTGAGCCGCGCGGTCTGATTCGCCTGGACGTGAGCTCCGACAGCGGCGCGCCGACCAGCAAGGACAACCCGGTTAACGGCACCTTAAAGGTGGACGTCGACGGAGAGATGTTCACGGCATACGTGTCCTTCAAGGTTCAGGGGGCGTCGTCGGCGGGATACCCGAAAAAGAACATGAAATTCGAGCTGTTTGCCGACGCGGCGCATACCGAAAATGTCAGCCTGAAAATCGGGGATGTGGTGCCGAAGGATAAATGGATTTTCAAGGCGAACTGGATTGACTCGACCCACCTGCGCAATGTGCTCTGCTACAACCTGTGGCAGAAGGTGATGGCGACCCGCAGCGGCTGGCCGCGCCGGGATATTGATAACAGCTACGTGGGGAAGCAGGGGGCCAGCGCCATTGATACCGGTGCCATCGGCTGCCCGAAGGGGTACGCCTGCGTGCTGTATATCAACGGTGAGTTTTACGGGATAGGGGATTTTCTCTACAACTCGTCGCGCAAGGATTACAACATCGCCAAAAACAGCCCGGAGCAAATCATGATTATCTGGGACGGGGCGATTAACATCCCGGCGCTCACGGATAACGGCACCTGGGTGATGGACTCACCCTCGAAACCCACGGCGGAAACGGCTGCCTGCCTCGACCGCTGGCGGGACTTCGCGCAGTCCGCGCAGGACGCGTTTACCGCCGCCGCCGGTACGCATCTGGATAAAAACAACGTGGTGGATTTCTACGTCTTCCTCAGCTTTATCTGCGCCCCGGACTGCGTGCAGAAGAACACCACGTTTATCACCTGGGACGGCACGAAATGGTTTTTCATGCCCTATGACCTGGATACCACCTTTGGTCTGCATTACGCCGGGACGTCCATTGCCTATCCGCCAGACCTGAATCTGTTTGATAACGGTCTCGCCATGCAGGTCAACCGCACCTTCTGGAAGAAGGTCCGTACCACCTTCCAGGCGGAAATGAATGCCCGCTATGCGGAGCTGCGGGATAACGGTCTGTTTTCACAGCGCGGCGTGCTGGAGCTGGCCCGCGACCTGCTGGGGCGTTACACCCCGGAACTGATGCAGGCTGAATATGAAAAATGGCCGAATGTGCCCTCCCTGAGCATCACCAGTCTGGACCAGATGATGGACTGGACCCGACAGCGTATTGCATACCTGGACACTTTTTTCAGCTACCGTCAATAAGGACACCACCATGACCACGATTTTAGTCAAAGATGCGCTGCGGACCTCCGTTGAGGCGGCTTCGGGCGGAAAACAGACGGTGCTGTATACCCCGAAGGGACAGCCGACCTTTGTGAATATTATCCCGAAGGTGAGTATCGAAAGCCTGAACCCGGCGCTGGGGATTTCCGGCGTACACCCGGCCTTTAAGCAGGGCGACAGGGAAATCCCGTACCTGTATGTCGGAACCTATCAGGGATGCGTGCTTGACGGCGAGGTCCTGAGTCTGCCCAACGTGGATGCGAATGCCTGTAATGCCTCCGGCGAAACCCTTATTCCGTTACTGAAAACGATGGGCAGCACCTGGCACGGCATGACCTCGGTCGAGTGGGCGCTGATACAGGCGATGGCGGTGAAGAGCGGATACTGTCCGCTCGGGGCTGATGTGTACGGCAAATCGCCACGGGATGCGACCCAGACCGGGCGCCGTATCGACGGCAAAGAGGCGGGCGATTTGTCCTCGCAGTCTCCGCGCATTTATACCGGCTCCGGTCCGGTCTCCTATCGTCAGGATAAAAAATACAACGGTATCAGCGACCTTGCCGGAAATGTCTGGGAGCGTACCTACGGCGCGCGTGTGGTGGGCGGTGAAATCCAGCTCTACGGGACCGGCAATGAGGCCGCGCTCGCTACCTCTGCGGTGTTCGGTGCACACGGCGCTGATGTGCCGGGCTGGTACGCCATTCATGCGGTGACCGGAGCCTTTATCACCCCGACGCACACCGGGAATACATCCACGGCGGACTATGTGGCCACCACGCCCGGCAGCGTGCGGGCGGTGACACAGACCACCGGGCTGGCTGACAACGAGTTTTATCACCCGGCCTGGGGCGGAACCTTCGTGCAGCCGCAGAACACGCTGCCGGAAGCGGTAAAAAATCTTCTGGAGCTGTATGGTGTGTGGCCGTCCCGGACCGGGAAGGCGATTATCCCGCCGGGGTCCACCGTCAACTACAACCCGGGCGCGACAGTCTGCATGCATCCGGTACGGGGCATGAATGATATTTTCCAGTTTGGCTTTGCCAATAATACCGAAACGGTAAACACCCAGATGGGCCTGCGCCCGGTGTATTACGCGCCCCTGAGTTAATCCCGAGGCCGCCCCGCTCCGGCGGGGAAGCCCGCTATTACGGACTGCCTTATGAGTAGAAAATTCAGCGCCATACTGACCACGCAGGGGGCTGAACGCCTGGCCGCTGCGGCGGTGAAGGGTATCCCCCTGGGTATCACTCACATGGCCGTCGGCGACGGGGGCGGCGTCCTGCCGGTGCCGTCCCCGGACCAGACCGCCCTGATTAACGAGCAGTACCGCGCACCGTTAAACCGGCTGGTCATCGCCGACCAGGCGGCAAATGTTATCCGCGCCGAAATGATAATGCCGCCGCAGGCCGGGGGCTTCTGGATACGCGAGGCCGCACTCTTTGACGAGACCGGCATCTGCCTGGCGGTGGCGAACCTGCCTGAATCCTACAAGCCGCTTCTGGCGGAAGGGTCGGGACGTTTCCAGGTGATTAACATCTGGCTGATGGTAAGCCAGACTGCCGATGTGCAGATGATTGCGGACCCGTCAGTCATCCTGGCGACGGTGGAAGAAGTCCGCCGGGCGGGGAACAACGCCAAAGATTATGCTGATGACATTGTTTCCACCCTGGAGAATGAGACAAGGGAGGCCATTGCATCAGCGGTCAGCACCGCCATTCGTGATTTCTGGGAAGCGGAAAACCCTGTCGGCACGGTCCGGTTTTACAGCCAGCATATTGACCCGAATGAGCGCTATCCGTGGTCAACGTGGACCTATACCGGTGAAAACAGAACCCTCCGAGTGGCAAAAGCGGACGGTTCGAACGTCGGCGCCACCGGCGGCAGCGATACGGTCACCCTGCAGCGGGCGAATCTTCCCGCCGTGCAGGTTGATGTAGCCGGCTCAGCCTCCGAGGTGGAGGAGCAGAGACTGAGAACCGGCAGAGGCGGCGGACATAAGCACAAAGGCGGGATGGCGGGGCCAGGTGAGGCCTGGGACAGTAATTATATTGTGGGCTCCGATAATGACAGCCGCAGGACGCGAAACTATACCTCTGACGAGGGTGAGCACGACCACGAATACACGGTACCGGGTCACGGCCACACGGTCAGCGGGAAGACAGAAAACCTCGGTAACGGTCAGGCCATCAGCGTGACTGAGGCCCATACTTTGCTGATGTGCTGGAGCCGCGTTGCCTGACTCTCTGACGGTCATTCCTGTTGTACTGCCCCTGTTCCAACGGGGATGACTCGTCACCCCTTCCCCCACGACTGAAAATAATGCTCCCCCTTAACCACGGAGTTAAACGGATGAGCGATTTTCATCACGGCGTCCAGGTTGTCGAGATTAACGACGGCACCCGCGTCATTTCCACCGTATCCACAGCGATTATCGGCATGGTCTGCACGGCCAGCGATGCCGATGCCACCACCTTCCCGCTCAACAAGCCTGTCCTTATTACCAGCGTGCAAAGCGCCATTGCAAAAGCAGGAACCAAAGGCACCCTGGCCGCCTCCCTCCAGGCCATCGCCGACCAGTCGAAGCCGGTCGTTGTTGTTGTACGCGTTGCGGAAGGGACCGGCGATGATGCCGAAGCGCAGACTGTCTCTAATATCATCGGCGGCACTGACGAGAGCGGCAATTACACCGGGCTCAAAGCGCTGCTCACGGCGGAGGCCGTCACCGGCGTTAAACCGCGCATCCTCGGCGTGCCGGGTCTCGACTCCCTTGAGGTGGCAACCGCGCTTGCGCCGGTTTGTCAGAAGCTGCGCGCCTTTGGCTATATCAGCGCCTGGAACTGTCAGACCCTTTCCGAGGCCATGCTTTATCGTAAGCATTTCAGCCAGCGCGAGCTGATGGTTATCTGGCCGGATTTTCTGGCATGGGATACCACGGCGAACGCGACCGAAACCGCCTGGGCGACCGCCCGCGCGCTGGGCCTGCGCGCCAGAATCGACCAGGAGACCGGCTGGCATAAAACCCTGTCAAACGTCGGCGTGAATGGCGTCACCGGCATCAGCGCGTCGGTCTTCTGGGATTTGCAGGAGTCCGGCACCGATGCCGACCTGCTGAACGAGGCTGGCGTCACCACACTCATTCGCAAAGACGGTTTCCGCTTCTGGGGCAACCGCTGTTGCTCTGATGACCCGCTGTTCCTGTTTGAGAACTATACCCGCACCGCGCAGGTTATCGCCGACACCATGGCCGCCGGTCACATGTGGGCAGTCGACAAGCCCATCACCGCCACTCTCATCCGTGACATCGTTGCGGGTATCAATGCGAAATTCCGCGAGATGAAAACGGCGGGTTACATCGTCGATGCGACCTGCTGGTTTGATGAAGCGGCCAACGACGCGGCGACCCTCAAAGCCGGGAAACTGTATATCGATTACGACTATACGCCGGTTCCCCCTCTCGAAAACCTGACGCTGCGCCAGCGCATTACCGATAAATACCTGGCGAATCTGGTGTCATCGGTGAACAGCAATTAAGGAGCCTTAACCCATGGCAATGCCGCGAAAACTTAAATTCCTGAACACATTTCTGGATGGCGTCAGCTACCTCGGCGTTATCGAGTCCGTCATCCTGCCCAAACTGACCCGTAAGCTGGAAAACTACCGGGGCGGCGGGATGTCCGGCTCGGCCCCGGTCGATTTTGGCCTCGACGATGATGCATTGACGATGGAAATCTCCCTCGGCGGCTTCCCTGATGATGCGATCTGGTCGCTTTACGGTGCCGTCGGTACCGGGACGCTGCTGCGCTATGCAGGCTCTTACCAGCGGGACGATACCGGCGAAACCGTCGCGGTGGAAGTTGAGACCCGTTTCAAGGTGAAGGAAGTCGATAACGGCGAGAGCAAACAGGGCGAGGATACCAGCAGCAAATTATCGCTGGTCTGCACGTACTACAGGCTGACCATGAACGGTAAAGAGCTGGTTGAAATCGATGTCCTCAACATGATTGAGAAGGTGAACGGCGTCGACCGCCTCGACCAGCACCGCCGCAATATCGGTCTGTAATTTTTCCCCGGTCAGCACGGCTGGCCGGTTAACCCCGAATCCGTAAACAGCGAGAAACTTATGAGCAAAGAAAATATCGTCACCCTGGAAAACCCCATCAAACGCGGCGAGCAGGTCATCGAAACCATCACCCTGATGAAACCCAACGCCGGAACCCTGCGCGGCGTCAGCCTGGCTGATGTCGCCCGCTCCGAAGTGGACGCCCTCATTAAAGTGCTGCCGCGTATGACCAGCCCGTCACTCACCGAGTCGGATGTCGTGATGATGGATTTACCCGATTTGATGGCGCTGGCAACAAAGGTGATCGGTTTTTTGTCGCCGAATTTGGCGGATTAACTTTCCCGAAAAACCTGTCGGTCGATGACCTGATGGCGGATGTCGCGGTGATTTTCCACTGGCCGCCATCAGAGTTATATCCCATGAGCCTGACCGAGCTCACCTCCTGGCGCGAAAAGGCCATTCAACGAAGCGGAAACACGAATGAGTAGCGACGTTAAATTACAGGTTTTACTCAAGGCTGTTGACCAGGCGACCCGCCCGTTTAAAACCATCCAGACAGCGAGTAAAGCGCTGTCTGGTGATATCCGGGACACTCAAAAATCACTGCGTGAACTGAACGGTCAGGCATCCCGTATTGACGGGTTTCGCAAGGCCAGCGCGCAACTTGCCGTTACCGGTCAGGAGCTGAAGAAAGCTAAACAGGAAGCCGCCGCGCTGGCGATCCAGTTTAGAAATACGGAACAGCCGACGCGCGCGCAGGCGCAGGCAATGGATGCCGCCCGAAAAAGTGCCGCCGAGCTCCAGCTCAAACACAACAGCTTGCGGCAGGCCGTACAGCGACAGCGGCATGAACTCAGTCAGGCGGGAATTAATACCCGCACCCTGGCAGCAGACGAGCGTCGGTTAAAAACCAGCATCAGCGAAACGACAGCACAGCTCAATCGTCAGCGTGAAGCGCTGGCGCGGGTCAGCGCACAACAGGCAAAACTCAACGCGGTTAAGCAGCGATATCAGGCCGGTAAAGAGATGGCCGGTAAAATGGCCGGTGCGGGTGCTGCCGGGGTTGGTATCGCGACAGCGGGAACAATGGCCGGGGTTAAGCTGATGGTGCCGGGCTATGATTTCTCATTAAAAAACTCTGAATTGCAGGCGGTGCTCGGGGTCGGTAAGCAGTCACCAGAAATGCAGGCGTTACGCAAACAGGCGCGCCAGCTTGGGGATAATACTGCTGCATCGTCAGACGATGCAGCAGCTGCACAGGTAATTGTAGCTAAATCTGGCGCTGATAAAGATGGCATTTTGGCGCAAACTCCCGCCATTCTGAATATGTCGTTAGCGAACAAAAAAACAATGGAGGAAAACGCTACTTTACTTATTGGGACAAAATCCGCCTTTGGGCTTGCCGATGATAAGGCGTCGCATATCGCTGACGTTATATCTATGGCGATAAATAAATCTCAGGCCACCTTTGAGGGATTAAGCGACTCGCTTACATATGTCGGCCCGGTAGCTAAAGATGCCGGTGTTAGTCTGGAGGAAACCGCCGCAATGCTTGGCGCATTGCATGATGCAAAAATTACCGGGTCAATGGCAGGGACTGGAGGTCGTGCCATATTAAGTCGCTTGCAAGCTCCAACTGGTCAGGCTTATGCGGCAATTAAAGAGCTTGGTGTCAAGACTATGGATAGCAAGGGCAATACGCGCCCAATATTTACCATCCTGAAGGAAATGCAGGCCAGTTTTGAAAAAAATAAACTGGGTACCGGGCAACGAGCCGAATATATGAAAACTATATTCGGTGAGGAAGCTAGTTCAGCCGCCAGCATATTGATGACCGCTGCGGCTAGCGGAAAACTGGATAACCTGACCAAGTTAATTAAAGAATCTGACGGCAAAACAGAGGAACTGGTCAAGGTGATGCAGGATAACCTCGGCGGTGACTTTAAGGAATTTCAGTCTGCTTATGAGGCTGTGGGTACTGACCTATACGACCAACAAGAGGCCTCTCTGCGTAAGCTCACCCAAACGGCGACGCAGTATGTGTTAAAGATTGATATTTGGATCCAGAAAAATAAAGGCCTTGCGCAAACCATAGGAATCATTGCCGGGGGCGCACTGGCTCTGATTGGCATAATCGGCGGCATTGGTCTCATTGCGTGGCCGGTTGTCATGGGGATTAACGCCATTATTGCCGCTGCTGGCGTGATGGGTACCGTCTTTACTGTTGCTGGTAGTGCCATAGCGACCGCGCTCGGTGCGATTACCTGGCCGATTGTAGCCGTCGGTGCAGCGATTGTGGCCGGTGCGCTGCTTATCCGTAAATATTGGGAACCCATCAGCGCATTTTTCTCGGGGGTGATTGAAGGCATCATCAGCGCCTTTGCACCAGTCGGGGAAATGTTCGCTCCACTGGCCCCCATTTTTGACGGCCTCGGCGAGAAATTGCGCAAAGTCTGGCAGTGGTTTAAAGACCTGATTGCGCCAGTCAAGGCAACGCAGGAGACGCTCGATAGCTGCAAAAATGTTGGCATCGTTTTCGGTCAGGCTCTGGCCGATGCACTGATGTTACCTCTGAATATTTTCAATAAGCTGCGCGGTGGCCTCGATGTCATTCTCGAAAAGCTCGGCCTTGTGAAAAAGGAGTCGAGCAGCATTGATGCAGAAACATCAAAAGCGCCGTCGGTTGGTCAGGGCGGTGGCTATATCCCGGCGACAAGCTCACTTAGCGGGTATCAGGCTTATCAGCCTGTTACGGCTCCCATCGGTCGTACCTACATTGACCAGAGCAGCCCAACCTATCAAATCAACATGCCGGGTGGTGCTCCGAGCGGTCAACTCGGAAACCAGTTGCAGGACGCGTTAGAAAAATATGAACGCGACAAGCGAGCCAAAGCCCGCGCCAGCATGATGCACGATTAAGGAGGCGGATTATGATGCTTGCTCTTGGAATGTTTGTTTTTATGCGCCAGACGCTGCCCCACCAGACGATGCAACGCGACGCCGAATATCGATGGCCGTCAAATTCACGCGTCGGGAAACGGGATTCGTTTCAGTTTTTAGGGCCGGGTGAGGAAAAAATCACCCTGGCCGGGACGCTTTACCCGGAGTTGACCGGTGGTAAGTTGACGATGACGGCTATTCGCCTGATGGCTGACCAGGGGCGCGCCTGGCCGTTACTGGATGGTACCGGCACGATTTACGGTATGTACGTCATCAATAATATCAGCGAGACAGGAAGCCTGTTTTTTGCTGACGGAACGGCGCGTAAAATTGATTTTACGCTGACGCTCACCCGCGTGGATGAATCCCTTGCGGCGCTGTATGGCGATATCGGCGAACAGGCAAAATCACTGATTGGCAAGGCGGGAAATATGGCGTCGTCAGTGGCCGGCATGGTGGGGATTAGCTGATGCTGGATATGCTGAATCTGAATGCAGGTGGCGTACTGACGCCCGATTTTATGCTGATGCTAGACAGCAAAGATATTACCGGCAACATCAGTAATCGGTTGATGAGTCTGACCATGACAGACAATCGCGGATTCGAGGCCGACCAGCTCGACATCGAGCTTGATGATGCTGACGGGCTGGTCGAACTGCCGTTACGCGGTGCCGTACTGACGCTTTACCTCGGGTGGAAAGGCTTTGCGTTGATGGGTAAGGGAAGTTTTACCGTCGATGAGGTTGAACATCATGGCGCGCCGGACACGGTGACAATCCGCGCCCGTAGCGCCGATTTTCGGGGGACGCTGAACTCACGTCGGGAAGAGTCATGGCATGACAAAACGCTCGGCGAAATCGTGGCAGCGATAGCGACACGTAACAAACTGGTGTCGAGCGTTATACCGGAGCTGGCCGGAATAAAAATTCCGCATATCGACCAGTCACAGGAATCGGACGCCAAATTTTTGACACGCCTCGCCGAGCGAAACGGCGGTGAGGTTTCGGTAAAAGCGGGAAAGTTGCTGTTACTCAAAGCCGGTCGCGGGGTTACAGCCAGCGGAAAAGCCATTCCGCAGGTCACGATCACCCGCAGTGATGGCGACCGCCATCAGTTTTCCATTGCTGACCGTGGGGCATATACCGGCGTTACAGCAAAATGGTTGCACACCAAAGACCCGAAGCCACAAAAGCAAAAGGTTGCGTTAAAACGCAAACCCAAAGAGCAGCATTTACGCGCGCTACAGCACCCCAAAGCCAAACCGGTAACGAAGAAAAAAACGGTGAAGACACCGGAAGCCAGGGAAGGTGAATATATGGTCGGTGAGGATGACAACGTGTTTGCCCTGACGACTATTTTTTCAACCAAAGCGCAGGCCATGCGAGCCGCCCAGGCCAAATGGGACAAACTGCAACGTGGGGTTGCTGAGTTTTCTATCAGGCTGGCGACGGGGCGAGCAGACCTTTACCCGGAGACGCCGGTGCAGGTCTCAGGCTTTAAGCGCGTCATAGACGAGCAATCATGGACAATTACTAAGGTTATGCACTCTCTGAGCAATAACGGATTCACGACGAGCCTAGAGCTTGAGGTGAGGCTTACGGATGTTGAATACGAGTCAACCGAATAG